ACGAAATGAAACACACAGAAAAATGCAAGTGCGGCAAAGCCTCCATGAACTATGAGGTTGCCGGTGAGGATATGTGGACATGCCATGCGGTAAACACCCGCATTGTTTATAATGATGATTGGGGCAAGGACTGTATCTGTAAGACCTGCGGAGATAACTACGATAGTTTTGATCCATGCATGGTAGATGTAATTGAAAACTAACCGAGAGATGAAAGAGAAGATAACGAAAGCAGAGTTTATTAATACATGGGCTTCTGAATGGGATGAGAGAACAGGATGGAAAGTTAGTGAAATATATCACCAACAAATGTCAGAACAACTTGAATCTCTCATCAATCAGGAGGTGGAGAAGCGGATAGCCGAGAGGATGCCGAGCGATGAACTTACGGATTTAGCAGAAATAGAAAAGATAATTCTTTCTAATTACCATCATTTCAAGGATTCGGCTACTGTAAGCTGGAGTATGACTGCCGCAAATATTATAATTAAGTTGTTCCGCTCCCGCCTGACCTGTTCGGAAAAACCGAACAACTCACAAAAGACGGAAGGAGGTGAGGGATGAAACGGCAACCATATAGTCCGGCTGATGCTCGGAGGTGCAAGCGGTGTGGTAAGGTTTTGCGAAAGTATAAACCCAAACCGGACAAGGTCAACCCTTATGATGTCGGAACGCCCCGTGAATATTGTAAATGTAACTATTGAAAGGAGGCAACCAATGACAGCAGAACAATATTTGTTTTTAAATTCCGTTTGTTTAACTTTGCAATGTGAGCGCAAAAACAAAGAAACGGTTTTTGATGGAAACATACCTGCGTAATATGGCGGACTGCCACGTTTATCTCCTTTGTCAAATGCCAATGTTCGCCTCATGATTGCAATCGTAGCTACATATTTCCAACGCCAGATGCAACTTGAAAAAACACTTGCTTCATTCTGTCAGTATAAGGATGAGGATTTTGTGTTCATTGTTGTTGACGACGGATCACCCGAAGAAATAAGACTGCCGGAAGTGCCGTTTTCAGTTGAAGTGGTGAGGGTAACGAATAAGACATGGAGAAATACCTGTGTTCCTTTTAATCTGGGATTCATTCAGGCATTGAAATATGATCCTGAGATTGTCATAATTCAGAACGTCGAGTGTTTGCACTCAGGCGATATTCTGACGGCTGCACGAAAGGTGACAGATGAAACAGTGTTATCCTTTGCTTGTTATTCTTTGGGTCACGGAGAAGAACCAGGGATCACACTCAACAATAAAGCCGCAGAGTTTAACGACGAAAGCTCATGGTACAATCATTCTGTTTACCGGCCTTTGGGATTTCACTTCTGCAATGCAATGACCGCTGCGAACCTTCGCAAACTGAATGGCATGGATGAGCGACTTTGGGAAGGGATAGCTTATGAGGACAATATGTTCAAACATCAGATTCAGAACCTGGGATTGAGATTTGAATTTATAGATGATCCGTTTGTTTATCATCAGTGGCATGACCGGCCTTATGAGATTACTGAGGAACTTGTGAACCGTAATTATACAACCTACCTTGAACTGCAAAAGTCTGCTGACTATCGTGCGGTTCATGTAATAACACCTGATTTATGATAAGATATTTGATAGATAACCGAAATAGGTATAAACCTGAGCGATTTACTGAATTATTAATTGAGCATATTGAAGCATATTTGGAGGGGGAACAAGTATCTATTAATGAAAAAAAGATCGAAAACATATTAGATTTAAATATTGAATTATTAAAAAAATCAGTGTCTAAATGGGAAACCCAAAGAGATAATGCAAGAAATCAGAAAGAATATGAATATTTAAATAACTTAATTGAGATTTCTAATGCTATTATAAAAGCGGATATATTATGATTTACGATTGCTTCATGTTTTACGAGAACCTTGAATTACTTGAACTTCGGTTGATGACTTTAGGCCGTGTGGTTGATAGGTTTGTGATTGGAAATTCTGTTTAAGTGAATACATAAAATCAATGAAATGAAAAAATTAATCTTTTTGCTCAGTATTATGATTTTTAGCTCTTGCAGTTGTTTGATGAGCCAGATTCCGCCTACGTCACTATTTGTAAATGAAGACTGTGGCGCAGCAATGCCGGACCTCCGCCCGATGTTACAATGGAGAGATAACTGCGGGATTGATACTGTTGAACAAACCCCAACGCCTGGTAGTTGGCTGACCGAAAGGTATAACACTGTGCTAATTCGAGCCTTTGATAAGTTCGGTAATTATACAGATGCGCTTGGATCGGTTGAATTACTCGACACTATCGGCCCTGAACTCGTCGGTGTAGATAGTACAATGATTACTCAGTTATATAAGAATATCAGCACACTCTATAATACTGCTGACAGGCTTTTGGCGTTAAATGAAATGTGGTTTGACAATACCTTTCCGTGGGATGATATAGAGTTTGAATATATTGACAGTTTGGGCGTGACGCATAATTTAAAAGGCATACCGCGGGAACTTCAACCGACAAACTTATACTGCAATTACACAATGGTAACAGCTACTCCGGCTTGTTATGCCTTTCTCGGTCAAGGCGCACGATATACAGTATTTGTTAAGCCCGGAGATACGTTTACAATTCCATTGTAAATGAAAGACGAATCAACACATCAGCCAATACTCTTTGAAGTCATACGTCAAACGAAAGGGGCAACTTATGGATGAAGCAAATAACATTTACGTGGCATTAATTCGCTTGTTAAAACTGAGCGAAACAAGAATAGTGTTAATGGATGACATTGACGATGTTTGCAACACTTTCGAGATTTACAAGTTTAAAGAAGAAGTGGTATCAATATTGCGGAAGCTGATTGTCGTCGGGACAGTCGGAACCGTCGCGTATGATTTCAGTGAACCGGATATTGCTTAACTTTGCAGTATGAAAAGAATAGGCGCATCATTTGAATTGAACAATGGAAGGGTAATAAATCCTCAGGTTGTTTTAAGTGGTCTTACTCAAAATGAGGTTATCACATTTGGGCTTTATGAGATAGAGCCAGGCCAGTTTGCATATTGTATGGACGGCCCATCTTCAGGAGTAGAAATGCCTTTTGAACCTGACCTAACAAAAGAAGAAGCTATTGAGGTAGCTGACTACATGATTAATGAATGGACTAAGTTTAAGGATAATCTTAAATGATACGATGCAACACCTTGCGGGGGTGTTTTGTAATCGTTGATATAACATGAAACATTTATCACGAATTAATGTATAAATTTGTGAAATGAGGTTAGCAATATTTGGAAGTCGCACATTAAGTGATGAAAGGGTCGAGGAATTAATTCAACTGAAGATTGATGAATTAAAGCCTGAATGCATTATTACAAGCGGAGAAACAAGTGGGGTTAATGAAATTGCAAGAGCAAAAGCAAAAGAAAATAAAATAAGATTAGTACTTGAATTTGCCAATAACAAAAAATACGCTGCCGGTAAATATGAACATAGAAGTATTGAAATATTAAAACAGTGTGAGTTTGCAATATTTATACATGACGGACAGAGCAAGGGAACACTAAATGAACTTGCAATAGCAAAGAAGATGCGCAAGCGGTATGAATACATTAAATTAGATTACCACGATGAAGCAGACTTAAATTGGGATGAATTAAAATTTGAATGGCCAGTTGACAAAAGTTGACATAAATAAAAAAGCAATGATCGAGGCCCTTACGCAAAGTTTGGGAATAGTTACTTCTGCCTGCAAAGCGGTAGGTATTTCTCGGACATTACATTATAACTGGTACAATGAAGATGCTGAATATAAAAAAGCGGTTGATGAGGTGGCTGACATAGCCATAGATTTTGCAGAGACAATGTTACATCAAAGAATTAAAGAACAAGACACCACCGCAACAATATTTTATTTAAAAACAAAAGGCAAAAAACGCGGATATATTGAACGCCAGGAATTTGATGCAACTATAAATTTACCTTCACTCCCGAATATCATAATCAAAACGAATGAATGAAGTCACGCAGATATTATC